TGGCTTGGTCAGCCATGCCGATGGCCTGCGACGCCTGCATGAAACGCATCACGCCTTCGTCGGGCATCGGCTGCCCGGTCATTGGGTCAACCTGATAGGCGTTCGGATCGACTCCCACCATCTCTGGCGGGATCACCGGGAACTTCCGGGGCGTGACCGTGCGCACTGGGTTGCGGTTGTAGATCACCGCGCCAATGAGTTTCACGGCCTCCCACACCCGGTTCACCGTGAGGCGAAACGCGGGCGCGGGAGTTGGCCGTGACATGAGGTTCTGACCCTTGACGCTGTTCTCGAAGAACCAGCGGGGCCCGCCGTCGAAGAAGTGCATGGCCTCGCGGGCGTCCGAGTCGAACGCGGACTTGGCCCGCTTGGCCGCACTGATCTTCTTCAGCCACGCCTGCGCGATGGGCCGGAGTGGGGAGTTGGGGTTGAGCGAGGTCTGCTTCATGTCCTCGCCGTCGCCCTTGTCCTCCATTAAGTCTTCCGCCATCGCGAGCCTCCTGTACGCCTGTTATGGCGTCAGTCCCCCTTCTTGCTGCTTCGGGCCAGAACCTGAACAACCTGCGGCATAAGCGTGTTCAGACGCTTGAGAGCCTCGGTTGCCGGGTGGAACCGCCAGCAGCCCCACTGCCGCCATGCCGTGTTGTCGAGGAGGCCCGGGTCGTCGGCGTGCCGGACGCTGGGCTTCTCCACGAACCCGGTGTCGGGCGAGAAGGTCAGGATGTAGACCGTGTTCACTCCCGGCCTGCGGGAAACCCAGCCGACGCACGGGTCAGATGGGTTCTGCGGGTTGTCGTAGAACAGAACCATGTCACCCAGTTCAACAGTCTGGGTTGGGAATTCACTGCCATTCGAGGCTGCCAACGTAGTCCTCCTTGCTGGTAAGGCTCTCGGATTCCGGCCCTAGATACACGCAGGACGCAGGCCGGTTCTTATTGCGTCGCGCGAGGTAGTCAATTATCCACTTGGGTGTCGTGTCTGTCTCGTCCTTTTTCACCGGGAGGTGGTACCTCGGATTGGACGCGACGATGTACTCAAGGCACTGGCATGCATGCACTTCACCGCGAGTGTTCGGCTCGTCGCTGACAATGGACAAACCGTTCACGAAGTGCGTCTTCTTGCGGTACCGGCGCAACTCCTTCTCAAGGTTCGGGCACGCGCCCCGTAGCACTCGCAGCCTCGGAGTGCCGTCCGTGCGAATGTGCAGTGCGGTGCGAACCGCCGACGTTCGGGCCTGAATGTCGTCGCACCCAGCCAAGAACCCGGCCCCGGTAGTGCGGGAGCGCAGGTTGTAGTTCCGAAGTTGCTCCATGTACTGCTCCACCACCGCCCGGCCAGAGCCGATGTCGGTGATCCGGCCGCCGTGCATGTCGATGATCCACTGGTAGAACGACTGCCCCTCGCACGCCTTGGCGAACCTCTCCCCGAAGATCGAGGCAGAGCACTGCCGGATATACAGTTCGTCGTAGATCAGGATCATGGAGTTGTCGGGCGGGACGGCCGCAAACAGGGCGGCGGTCACGGCGTGCCCCGGGTCAACGGCGACGTAGCGCGTCCAGTCCTCCGGTATGGTCGCGCCATTCGGGAGTGCGCTCCGTTCTAGCCCGTGAATGGACATGGCGAAGTTGGGGTACACCATCACCGAGTCAGTGATGAACTCGCCTTCGGCGCGCATTCGCAGGACGTCTTCGCCCTGTGCTGCCCACCGCTCGATCATCTTCGACTTCTCTTCTCCATCGATCCAAGCGTTATCGAGAAAGCGCAGCGTGAACTTCTTGATGCTGGGATTGGGGTCTCCCGCCTCTGCCGCCCTGTCGGCGCGCTCGGAGAGGCTCATCAGAGACTCCGACCGGGAGTGCGGCATGGCCGACCAGCACAGGCGGCCCTTGCGGTCAGCGAGACGAGCCTGCGCTTCGGCAAGGATGCTGTCGTTCCCGACGTCCTCGTCTAGGTGCAAGCGATCGCAAGAATAGCCCTGCGCAGGCTCGCCTTCAGCGGAGAAGAACTGAATCTTCCAGCCGTTGTGAAGTTCGATGTGGTTGCAGTAGTTGGCAGCCTTGAGCACCCACGAGATGCTCTTGATCATCCGGGGAGGGATCAGCGGTGGCGCAGGCTTGGCGAGGTGCTTCCGCGCGCTGTCCCGTGAGGGGTCATAGGCCCGCCACTTATTCGTCTGCTCGTCCCGAATGATCTTAAACGCCCCTGCCTTCAGGAGGTACGGCACACACACCAGACCGATGTGCGTCCAGTTCCTCCCGATGATGACCAGCATGCCGTCCTTCTCGGGGTACTTGCCGTACGGGTCTTGACCTGTTGCGGCGCGAGCGTCCTCGACGAATGTGCAGAGAGACTTCCCCGATCTGTTGCCGCCGATCACGAGCACTTCCGAGGTGGTGCATGCGTGAACCTCCTCCTGCAACGCCGACGGCGTGTAGAGTTTGAGGGCCTCGATCCGCCGCTCGTTGATCTCCGACTGTAGTTCGCGGAGACGGTCTTGGGCGAACTTACTCGGCTTGGGAGTTGGCCGGGGCAACGGCTGCATGTTCCACCTCCAATGCTGGCCGTGCCGGGAATGACACGCTGGCCGCAGCCTCCACGAGCCTCTGCTCGATCTCGGCGTTGAGTTCTTCCTCCGACCAGAAGGTCAGGGGCTTCTTCGAGCCGCCCTGCTCGGCGTTGGTGGTCACGAGGCGAGTGATGAGTTCGAGCATCTTGGTGCGAGTGGCACTGCCCGGCTTCGCGTCAAAATAGTTCTTCAGCATCATGGAGGAGAATCCGGCGGTGCCGCCGAAGTACTCCATGAGGTTCTCAAGCAACTCGGCCGAGTGCGGCACGGTTGCTCCACCTTGGCGGGCTTGAGAGATCAGCGTGTCAACCGCCTTGCTCTCGATCTTGCCCATCTTGCGGGCGCGGTACTCTTCCTTCTGAAGAGCCGCCATCTTCCGCCGCTTGGCGACGCAAGCCAAGCACCGCGTGTACTGTTTCTGGTACAGCGGAAAGTGGATCGCATCATCGGGGCGTGTGTCCCCGCACTCACTGCAAACCTTGTCGCTCATTCTTCCCTCCAGAAGAAACTCACGCAGCAGGCGTCCCCGCTGCGTGAGCCCCGAGCGTCCGGTAACAACCGGACTTAGTTGAGAAGGCTCTGTAGCGGACTCTGTGGTCTGCCAGAGCCACCGATCCGCTGACCGCCTGCGCCGTACAGGTCGATCCCCGGCGCGGATTGCTGAACTCCACCGCCGCCGCTGAACATGTTGCCCATCTGGGACGACATGTTGTTCAGCGCACCGACATGCCCCATCTGGGCCTTGAGTTGGTTGTCCGAGTCATGGCGGGCGGTCTCCGCCTGATACCGGCCGGTCTCGGAGTCGTACTGACGCCGGGCCGCCTCGTGCTTCATCAGGTTGCTTTCACGAGCCGCAATCTGCGCCCGGGCGGCGTAAGCAGAGTCACCAGAAGCCTGATTGGAGTTGAAGTTGGCGCGATCGGCGTAGCGTTGCGATTCAACCGCCGCAGGCGCGTGGTTCATAGAGTTGTGCAGGAAGCCGCTGTAGCCGACGTACGAGTTGGCGGCGGCGGCGGAACGGTTGGCCTGCTGCTGCGCCTCGAACGCCTGCTGCTGCATGGCACGCTCGCGATCACGCAGCGTCCAGTCGATGCCTTCGTTGTCGAGGTAGCCCATTACGATCTCTCCTTAGTCGAGTTGAAGTACTCGCCCACCGTGCGCCTGCGACCCGCCGCTCGGGCTGCTGAACGAGTTCGATGACGACCGGCTGGTCAGCCGCACCTTGGGCACGACCTCCCCGAACACGCCGTCGTATGCTCCGCCAGCACCGCCGCTGGACGTGTATGCGTTGATGTATGCAGTCAGGTCGGCAATGCGCCTGCCGGTGGCAAGAGCCGTCTCTATGTCGCCCTTCGCCAAGGCAGCGGCGCGGGCTGCGCTCGTCTGCGAGAGGTCGTCACCGATCTTGTAGAGGAGGTCTTGCCCGCTGTAGTCGTACGAACTAGACGAGGAGGCACTGGTGCTGCCGCCGCCGGGGTACGAAACAGACCACGAAGGGTCGTGCTGCTTTCGGCCCTGCTCTTCCGGCATCAGGTCGTTCAGGTCTGGCTGTGCCATTTCGTCACTCAATGAAACGGGCGGCGGGGCGGCCTCCTGCCATCCCGCCGCCCGCAAGGTCAGTCAGTACTAGTCCTGACTGAAGATCACTTCTTGCCGTCTTCGCCCCGGAGGGCAGCGGCACGGGTCTCCAACTTCTTCGCGTGGAAGCGGGCCCGGGCGGCCAGCCGCTTCTCACGACTCTCTTTGTTCACCTGACGAATCTGGTGCTTCATCTCCGGGCGGTCGACCGCATCGGTGGTGTCTTCAGCAAACGCCACCGGGGCCACAGCGAGGATCAGAGCAACGAGAGCGAAACGCATCGAGGGTCTCCTGATCACGGAACGGTGGGGGTGGTCGGGGTCGTGGTGGTCGTGTCGGCGTCTTCGGTGCCAACGCGAACGGCGGGCATGTTCTCGGCATCCTCTGGCACTTCATCGCCGTCCACGTTGATGAACAGACGCGGCGTCGAGGTGCCGGAGACGAGATACGAGACGCGGGTGTTGAGGGGTTTCTGGGTCGGGCCGTCGATGACCAGCCAGAAGACCTCGTTCGCCACAACCGGCTTGGCGAGGTACTCGTCCACGACGCCCTTGTAGCCACGCAGCGTGACTTCGGTGCCGGGGGCGAGGTCTGCTCCGGTCGTGTTCTTCAGGGCCACGCAGGTCACGATCTCGTTCGAGAGCACCGCGCCAGTCTTGGCGTGGACGTCCGTGAACTGCTTCTTCGTGTTGGTCTGCGACTGGCCGGTGAGGGTGTCGGTCTTCTCAATGGGGTGAACCCACAGGGTGCCGAGAACCTGACCGCGACCGAAACCGGGATCGAGAACGTAACTCATCGTCGAATATCTCCTGCTGAGAGAGAGGTGTGTGGATCAGGTGCCCTTGGCGTCGACCAACTTAAAGAAGTTGCGCGGACTTGCGAAACGCATGTTTGCCAAAACGCTGGCGACGTATCGGTAACTCTGGTTCGTTTCCGAATAGTAAGGGCCCTCGGCCGTGATAAGTTGCCCTTCCATGCAGTGGAGGTACATGTTGGCGATCGAGAGACCGTAGCCGCAGCCCGTGGGAACGGCATACTCGGTCGAAATTTCACAGCCGTCCTGCTCGAATACGTCACTGAAGCCGTAAGACTTGAGGCCGTTCGTCTTCGTGACGATCGTGCGCTCCTTCGAGTCGAGCCTGTTCATATAGTCAATAAACATGCGTCGATCGAGCATCACGAGATCAATAGCACTGGCCTTTGAATCATTGCGCTTGGCCTGATGGATGCCTTCGCGCACAGCCTCGACGCACTGATCCTTCCACGTCGGGGTCGTGCCCTTGAAGAAGGACGACGTGTAGTTCACGATGATCGGGGTGTAGTAGTCGTACTCCGGGTCGCACGCGACGTTGGGCCACGAGCCCTTCTCCAACTGCGAGCCAGCCTCGGCACCGAGTTCGGTGGAGAGACCGGCGTAGTTGTCCTTGGCCCAGCAGAACGGGTCTTCCGCACGAGCAGTTGCCTCGCGAGCACCCGTGTCCACGTTGACCGTGCCGTTGAACCCGAATAGGGTGTCAAGCCCTTGGAATCGCAGTTCGTTACCGACGGCGTCGCCGTCAACGTATACCTCACGACTGAGGTGTTGCTCCATCGACTCCTGAAGACGCGAGGCCATCTTGCCCGCGACGTTGATGAGAGCCTGCTGACCACGGTTCTCAAGCATCTCACGACGGAAGATCGCGTCGGTGACTTGGTAGCCCCGGTAATCGAGTTTGGCGGTCTTCCAGAGGTTCTGGCGGCTGAAGGTACGCGGAGTCTCTCCGTTGTTACCGGAGACAGGCTGGTTGCGGAAACGAACTTCCCACGAGAAGCCCCTGCCGCTCTGATTGGTCAGCACGTTGCCGCTGCCTTCGAGCGAGGCGAAGACGCGGAACTTCCGAAGTACGTTGACCTCTTCCTCACGAAGGTAGTTCGTGATGGTCGTACCAATAGCGCGTGCCCAATCAGTCGCCGACGCCATGCCGTGTCTCCTTGTTGAGGGCTTAGATCAGCCCGTCGCCTTCGAGTGTCTGTCGCAGTTGTTCTTCAAAACTCATCCCACGGCGTCCGGCCGAGGGACTGTTGGTCGTCACACCGGCCCTGTTGGCCGTTCGAGATGCAGCGCGCCGCAGGTATTCCATGTTGGCTTCCGCAGGAGACTGCCTCGGCGTCGGCGCGGTGGCCGGTGGTGCCGAGTACTGCTGCTGCGGGAGTTGGCTTTGGAACGCCTGCTGCTGTGCTGCACTCGCGTCTGCGCTGCGAGCCTGATGCAGTAGGTCGCGCTCGACCATCTGCAAGGCGAAGTTCCATCGGGCCTCCGGTGAGGAGATGCCGAGGCTCTTTGCCTGCTCGATGTAGTTTTTGGCCGCCTCACCTTCCGGTGAGACATTTCCGTTTTTGTCGTACAGCCAATCGCGGTTCTTTTCTTCGAGGGTCGCGACGTACTGATGTCGCTGAACCTCGGCAAATTGCCGCTGAATCATCTCTTGGGCCTGCTGCTGGGCAAGCCGCGAAACCATCGGGGCGAGGGCCTCTTCCGGGTTGGTCAAAAACTTCTCGGCGAAGTTTTGCTTGTACTGGAAGTACTCCGTGATGGCGTGCTTCGCATCGAGCGGAGCGTCCGGGTGGATGGAGTCCCGGCCGTTCTCGTCCTTGACGATGTACCGCTTGTAGGCGTCGCGGAGTTCCGGCGGCGACCACCACGAGTCCTGCTTGGACTGCTGTGGAGCGGGAGCCTGCTGCGGCGCGGGCTGCGGGTTGCTGCGAGAGTCCAGCCACCGCTGGTAGTCGGGGCGGTTTGCGAGATACTCCTGCGTGTACGGCATGAATGCCTGATATTGGGCCAGCGCATGGCTGGCCTGCTTCTCGCGCTCCAGTGCTTGGTAGAGCCGGGTTGCGATCTCCCGGTCATCGTCCACGCCTTGGAAGTCGGGGAGGGTGCGGAACGCGCTCCAGATCGACTGCTCGGGATTCGCCTGCGGCTCCGGTTCGGATTCGACCTCGGCCTGTTCGACCTCTGGGGCTTCCTGCTCCGGGGAGTCGTCCACCTCGGGGGCGTCGTCGATGATGTCTTCGTCTTCAATGGACATTGAGAATCTCCTGTACTCGGGCTTCTTCGATCTCGATCTGTCGGGCTAGTTCGGCCTCGTAGGCGGCGGATGCTTCTTCGGGCGTGAGGAATCGACCGATGTGCCTGCGGGCGTCGATTTGTGCTTGGAACGGCTTAGATCGGTAGGCGACGCTGTCCCGGTAGACCCCTCGGGGCAGACCACTCGCACGAGGCCGTTGGCGGTTCAGGTTCTGAAGCCTCCGGGTCGCCGGGCGAAGGTTCTCAAGTCTGTTGTCTGAGCGGTCGCGATTGATGTGGTCGAGCGTGATGCCCTCCGGGAGCATCGGCCTGCCAGCCAGCAGCCACACGAAGTTGTGGAGGAACTGCCGCTTTCGCCCCGTCACGCGACCGTCTTCGTCGCGGGCTGTGTACCTTCGCTGCCAGTAGCAGTCCGACGGCATCCAGTTGTGCTTCTCGACCTCGGCCCGGAAGCACTCGTCAACGAGGTAGGTCATCGGAACGACTGTGTCCAGTAGATAGACCGTCCGTTCTGCACGGCACCCACCCCGATCTCCGTGTAGTTGGGACTGAGGATGTTTCGTCGATGGCCGGAAGAGTTCATCCAGTCCCGCATCACCACGTCAGGCGTCGGCTGGCCGTAGGCGACGTTCTCGCCGTACCCGTTGTTGCTGTGGTACATGCGACGTTGGCGGGCTTGGACGCCCGACCAGCCGCGAGCCACGGTCATCAACTTCTCGCTGATCTTCAGTGGACGTAGGCCGTGAGCGCGACGCTCGGCGTTGACCTTGGCTACGACTTCGTTCTCGTAGGCTGACCCGACATACACGCGACGACACACGCCGCCGTCGCACTCGGTCTTGATGAGCCTGTTCTCTGCCGCCGCTGTTCC